TTCAGCTCGTGTAGCTCATTAGCTCCGAGCTCCCCAACCTACAGCCTGAGAGGCACTGGCTCGGTTGGGTAGCCAGCCTTTCGGGTAATAAAGGCTTGTTGGCATTCGGCATCTACCCGTGCCTCCTGTCTTGTCTTACTCGAGCGAACCCACAACTCCGTCCTGCTGAGCTCACAGCTCGCGGGGCGGTGAAGAACACCCAACAGTTGGCGCCCAACGTGGGGCTCGAGTAAGAGAGACTCGGCTCGAGTAAAAGAAGACCCAGCTCGAACGAGAAGACTCCGGACAGGTGAGTAGTTGCGTGTTTTCCCCGGGATGAAGAGAAGGGAGTTAGAAAAGAAGCTTCGTAAGGTTAGGGTGACACCCCAACAGGATAAATATTATACTATAGGGAATCTTCAATGGGCCATTAGAATGATAAATCTAATGGGGATCAAATGTGTGTGTGACGAGGAGTGCTCGGCAGCAGAGGTAGCCCTTATCATAACCCAATTTTCAGCTTTAGACTTAGAAAATTCTCCTATCAGAGGTAAGGAGGAGGTGGCCATAAAAAATACTCTGAAGGTTTTCTGGTCCCTGCTGGCGGGGTACAAACCAGAGAGTACAGAAACGGCCCTAGGATATTGGGAGGCCTTTACATATAGAGAAAGGGAGGCCAGAGCTGATAAGGAAGGCGAAATTAAGAGTATTTACCCTTCCCTAACACAGAACACACAGAATAAGAAGCAGACATCGAATCAGACAAACACTCAATCATTACCAGCTATCACTACTCAAGATGGTACTCCTAGGTTTGATCCTGACCTCATGAAGCAGCTTAAGATCTGGTCAGACGCCACTGAAAGAAATGGGGTTGACCTTCATGCAGTGAATATATTAGGGGTCATTACAGCAAACCTAGTACAGGAAGAAATTAAACTCCTCTTGAATAGTACACCCAAGTGGAGATTAGATGTACAACTTATAGAATCAAAAGTAAGAGAGAAAGAAAATGCCCACAGAACGTGGAAACAGCATCATCCAGAAGCCCCAAAAACAGATGAAATCATCGGTAAGGGGCTTAGTTCTGCTGAACAAGCCACCCTGATCTCAGTAGAATGCAGAGAAACTTTCAGACAGTGGGTGCTGCAGGCAGCTATGGAGGTGGCACAGGCAAAACATGCTACCCCAGGTCCCATCAACATTCATCAGGGACCCAAGGAGCCGTACACAGACTTTATAAATAGATTAGTGGCAGCCCTTGAAGGTATGGCGGCTCCAGAAACCACAAAAGAATACTTACTCCAACATCTATCTATTGATCATGCCAATGAAGACTGCCAGTCTATTCTAAGACCTTTGGGACCCAACACCCCAATGGAGAAAAAATTAGAAGCATGTAGGGTAGTGGGATCTCAGAAATCAAAGATGCAATTTTTGGTAGCAGCTATGAAAGAAATGGGGATCCAATCACCAATTCCAGCAGTCTTGCCTCACACACCAGAAGCATATGCCTCCCAAACCTCAGGGCCCGAGGATGGTAGGAGATGTTACGGATGTGGGAAGACAGGACATTTGAAGAGGAATTGTAAACAGCAAAAATGCTACCATTGTGGCAAACCTGGCCACCAAGCAAGAAACTGCAGGTCAAAAAACGGGAAGTGCTCCTCTGCCCCTTATGGGCAGAGGAGCCAACCACAGAACAATTTTCACCAGAGCAACATGAGTTCTGTGACCCCATCTGCACCCCCTCTTATATTAGATTAGACAAACAGCCTTTTATAAAGGTGTTCATAGGGGGAAGATGGGTAAAAGGGTTAGTAGACACTGGAGCAGATGAGGTAGTGCTTAAGAACATACATTGGGATAGGATAAAAGGGTATCCAGGGACACCAATTAAACAAATTGGGGTAAATGGAGTAAATGTGGCCAAAAGGAAGACCCACGTAGAGTGGAGATTTAAGGATAAGACTGGGATAATTGATGTCTTGTTCTCAGATACTCCTGTAAACCTTTTTGGGAGATCTCTTCTACGTAGCATAGTGACTTGCTTCACCCTACTTGTTCACACAGAAAAAATCGAACCCCTACCCGTCAAGGTAAGGGGACCAGGGCCTAAGGTACCCCAGTGGCCCTTGACAAAAGAAAAGTATCAGGCTCTTAAGGAAATTGTGAAAGATCTTTTAGCAGAAGGAAAAATTTCCGAAGCTGCTTGGGATAACCCATATAATACCCCAGTTTTTGTTATAAAGAAAAAGGGAACGGGAAGATGGAGGATGCTAATGGATTTTAGGGAATTAAATAAGATAACAGTTAAAGGACAAGAATTCTCTACAGGCTTACCTTACCCTCCAGGAATTAAGGAATGTGAACACTTAACTGCAATAGATATAAAAGATGCCTACTTTACTATCCCTTTACATGAGGACTTTAGACCCTTTACAGCCTTCTCTGTAGTCCCTGTAAATCGAGAAGGACCTATAGAGAGGTTCCAGTGGAATGTTCTACCACAAGGATGGGTATGTAGCCCTGCCATTTATCAGACTACCACCCAGAAGATTATAGAAAACATTAAAAAGAGTCACCCAGATGTCATGTTGTATCAATATATGGATGATTTGTTGATTGGGTCTAATAGGGATGATCATAAGCAAATAGTGCAGGAAATCAGGGATAAGTTAGGATCATATGGTTTCAAGACTCCAGATGAAAAGGTCCAGGAAGAGAGAGTGAAATGGATCGGTTTTGAGCTCACACCCAAGAAATGGCGTTTTCAGCCCAGGCAACTAAAGATAAAAAACCCACTCACAGTAAATGAATTACAGCAATTAGTAGGTAATTGTGTTTGGGTACAGCCAGAAGTAAAAATCCCTCTATACCCCTTAACCGATCTACTGAGGGATAAGACCAATCTCCAAGAAAAGATACAACTAACACCAGAAGCCATCAAGTGTGTAGAAGAATTCAATCTAAAACTAAAAGATCCAGAATGGAAAGATAGAATAAGAGAAGGAGCAGAATTAGTCATAAAAATACAGATGGTTCCTCGGGGCATAGTATTTGATCTGTTGCAAGATGGAAATCCCATATGGGGAGGAGTAAAAGGACTAAATTATGATCATTCAAACAAAATAAAAAAGATACTTAGAACTATGAATGAGCTGAACAGAACAGTGGTAATTATGACAGGAAGAGAAGCTAGTTTCCTGCTTCCTGGGTCTTCTGAAGATTGGGAAGCGGCACTCCAGAAGGAAGAAAGTCTAACACAAATATTCCCAGTAAAGTTTTATAGGCACTCCTGCAGATGGACCTCCATATGTGGGCCAGTAAGAGAAAATCTAACCACCTACTATACTGACGGAGGGAAGAAAGGGAAAACAGCTGCAGCAGTATATTGGTGTGAAGGAAGGACTAAGTCAAAGGTATTTCCAGGAACCAATCAACAGGCGGAATTGAAGGCCATATGCATGGCTCTCTTGGATGGACCACCAAAAATGAATATCATAACAGATAGTAGATACGCCTATGAGGGAATGAGAGAAGAACCAGAAACGTGGGCCAGGGAAGGAATCTGGCTGGAGATTGCCAAGATATTGCCCTTTAAGCAGTACGTGGGGGTCGGGTGGGTGCCTGCACATAAAGGGATAGGAGGAAATACAGAGGCAGATGAAGGAGTTAAGAAAGCCTTAGAACAGATGGCCCCGTGTAGCCCTCCTGAGGCCATTCTATTAAAACCAGGAGAAAAACAAAATCTGGAGACAGGGATCTACATGCAGGGGCTTAGACCACAAAGCTTCCTCCCAAGAGCAGACTTACCAGTAGCCATCACAGGAACCATGGTAGATTCAGAGCTACAGCTACAGCTACTTAACATAGGAACTGAGCATATAAGAATCCAAAAAGATGAGGTCTTCATGACCTGTTTCCTAGAAAATATCCCCTCAGCCACTGAAGATCATGAGAGATGGCATACCTCACCAGACATTTTGGTTAGGCAGTTCCATCTCCCTAAGAGAATAGCTAAAGAGATAGTAGCCAGATGCCAAGAATGTAAAAGGACAACCACTAGCCCAGTCAGAGGAACAAACCCCAGAGGTCGATTCTTATGGCAGATGGACAATACTCACTGGAATAAAACAATTATTTGGGTAGCAGTAGAGACAAATTCAGGATTAGTGGAAGCTCAGGTGATCCCTGAAGAAACAGCACTACAAGTAGCTCTCTGCATTTTACAGCTAATCCAGAGATATACAGTTCTTCACTTACATAGTGACAACGGGCCGTGCTTTACTGCACACAGGATAGAAAATCTATGTAAGTATCTGGGGATCACAAAAACTACGGGAATACCCTACAACCCACAATCCCAGGGAGTTGTAGAAAGAGCCCACAGAGATCTAAAAGACAGATTGGCAGCTTATCAGGGAGATTGTGAAACCGTAGAAGCAGCCCTTAGCCTCGCATTAGTTTCTTTAAATAAAAAAAGAGGGGGAATAGGGGGCCATACACCATATGAAATATACCTAGAATCAGAACATACCAAATACCAAGACCAACTAGAACAACAATTTTCAAAACAAAAAATTGAAAAGTGGTGTTACGTAAGGAACAGAAGAAAGGAATGGAAAGGACCCTACAAAGTGTTGTGGGACGGAGACGGGGCAGCAGTAATAGAGGAAGAGGGAAAAACAGCCTTATATCCACACCGTCATATGCGCTTCATCCCCCCCCCAGATTCAGATATCCAAGATGGGAGTTCGTGAGGCAGACAGAATACAGCATGACCGCGTGCGTAAGAAAAGGGAAATTAGTCCTTACTTACCAGTACGCGATCTGGAAAAGAGTCTGGACGATAGAAACAGGATTTACAGATCCAAGTCTGTTTATGACCCCAGCTGGAACACACACCACTGAAGAAATAGGTCACTTAGATCTCTTTTGGCTTAGGTACTGTTCATGTCCGCATGAGATGCCCCCGTGGCTAGACTTCCTTAGAGGCACCCTCAATCTACGCATTTCCTGTCGACGCGCTCTTCAAGCGTCAGTGTTGACTAGCACCCCTAGACACTCCCTCCAACGCTTAGCTGCACTTCAGCTGTGCACTAACGCATGTCTCTGTTGGTACCCGTTAGGACGCATCAACGACACCACCCCGTTGTGGTTGAACTTTTCGTCTGGGAAGGAACCAACGATCCAACAACTGAGTGGCCACCCCTAACTCGTCGTAACATTCATAGATTGTGGCAATATGCCCGGACCTTGGGTGGCGATGATAATGTTGCCACAGCCCAAAGAAAGCTTTGGAGGAAAGCCAATTGGCTGGCTTTTCTGGAACACGTGCAAAGGACCTAGGCGGGACTGTCCACATTGTTGTTGTCCCATATGTAGTTGGCATTGTCAGCTTTGCTTTTTGCAGAAAAATCTAGGAATCAACTATGGATCAGGACCTAGACGGCGCGGAACGCGGGGAAAGGGGAGGAGGATCCGAAGAACTGCTTCAGGAGGAGATCAACGAAGGGAGGCTGACAGCCAGAGAAGCTTTACAAACATGGATCAATAACGGTGAGATCCACCCTTGGGTCCTGGCAGGAATGCTGTCCATGGGAGTAGGAATGCTACTAGGAGTATATTGTCAGTTACCAGACACACTGATTTGGATACTAATGTTTCAATTATGCCTTTATTGGGGTTTGGGTGAAACATCTAGAGAATTAGACAAGGATAGTTGGCAGTGGGTCAGAAGTGTATTTATAATAGCAATATTGGGAACTCTCACTATGGCAGGAACTGCTTTGGCCGACGACGATCAAAGTACTTTAATCCCCAATATCACAAAAATTCCTACAAAGGACACGGAACCCGGTTGCACCTATCCGTGGATATTAATCCTCTTGATTTTGGCTTTCATACTGGGAATTCTGGGTATAATACTTGTCTTGAGACGCAGCAACTCGGAGGATATATTGGCAGCCAGAGATACCATAGATTGGTGGCTCTCAGCTAATCAGGAAATACCTCCAAAGTTTGCTTTCCCAATAATATTAATATCTTCCCCTCTAGCAGGCATAATAGGATATTATGTCATGGAAAGGCACTTAGAGATCTTCAAAAAGGGATGTCAAATTTGTGGGAGCCTGAGCAGCATGTGGGGAATGCTTTTGGAAGAAATTGGCAGGTGGCTCGCACGTAGGGAATGGAATGTTAGTAGAGTAATGGTTATCCTCTTAATCAGCTTCAGTTGGGGAATGTATGTCAATAGGGTAAATGCCTCAGGGTCACATGTAGCCATGGTCACCAGCCCTCCAGGGTACCGCATAGTGAATGATACCAGCCAGGCACCTTGGTATTGCTTCTCCTCGGCACCAATCCCAACGTGTAGTTCCTCTCAGTGGGGAGACAAATATTTTGAGGAGAAAATAAACGAGACACTGGTCAAACAGGTGTATGAACAGGCCGCGAAACATTCGAGAGCCACATGGATTGAACCTGATCTATTGGAGGAAGCAGTCTATGAGCTAGCTCTGTTATCAGCTAATGACAGTCGTCAGGTGGTGGTAGAAAATGGTACAGACGTATGTAGCTCACAGAACTCGAGCACAAACAAAGGCCACCCAATGACGCTTCTAAAGTTGAGAGGGCAGGTGTCAGAAACTTGGATAGGGAATTCCTCCCTCCAGTTTTGTGTCCAGTGGCCATATGTCTTGGTAGGTCTTAATAATAGTGATAGTAATATTAGCTTCAATTCGGGAGATTGGATAGCAACCAATTGTATGCACCCAATTACACTAAATAAAAGTGCACAAGATCTAGGAAAAAATTTTCCGAGACTAACATTTCTTGACGGACAACTGTCCCAGTTGAAGAACACACTGTGCGGACATAACACAAACTGTTTGAAATTTGGAAACAAGTCCTTCAGTACAAATTCCCTAATACTATGCCAAGACAACCCCATCGGCAACGACACCTTTTATAGCCTAAGTCATTCCTTCTCAAAACAGGCCTCTGCCCGGTGGATTCTTGTAAAGGTCCCCAGCTATGGGTTTGTGGTAGTAAATGACACAGATACACCACCATCCCTCCGCATCCGAAAGCCTCGAGCAGTCGGACTAGCAATATTCCTGCTTGTGCTGGCTATCATGGCCATCACATCCTCCTTGGTGGCAGCTACAACGCTCGTGAACCAGCACACGACGGCTAAGGTTGTGGAGAGGGTTGTGCAAAATGTGTCATATATTGCTCAAACCCAGGACCAATTCACCCACCTGTTCAGGAATATAAACAACAGATTAAATGTCCTACACCATAGAGTTTCATACTTGGAGTATGTAGAGGAAATCAGACAAAAACAAGTATTCTTTGGTTGCAAACCTCATGGAAGGTATTGCCACTTTGACTTTGGACCAGAGGAAGTTGGATGGAACAATAGTTGGAATAGCAAAACTTGGAATGATCTACAAGATGAGTATGATAAGATAGAAGAAAAAATATTAAAAATTCGAGTGGACTGGCTCAATAGCTCCCTGAGTGACACACAGGACACCTTTGGCCTGGAGACCTCTATTTTTGACCATTTAGTGCAATTGTTTGATTGGACTTCTTGGAAAGACTGGATAAAAATCATTATAGTAATCATTGTACTTTGGCTTCTGATAAAGATTCTCCTAGGTATGTTAAGAAGCTGCGCCAAGGTCAGCCAGAATTACCAACATCTCCCGGCGGAGGAGGAGGACGGGGACACAGAGCCAGAAAGCTCCCCGGCGAGAGGAGACCCGGCTTCTGGAAGTCTCTACGAGAATTGGTTGAACAAAATAGGAGAAAGCAAGAACGACGCCTATCGGGTCTGGACAGAAGAATACAACAGCTTGAGGATCTTGTTCGCCACATGTCGCTGGGATCTCCTGACCCCTCAACTCCTTCAGCTTCCGTTCTTTCTGTTAACCCTCCTGCTCAAACTCCTTTGGGACATCTTCCGCCACGCTCCTATTTTAAACTTAAAAGGGTGGACTGTGGGGCAGGGTGGGACCTCAGGACAACAGCAGCCCCCGGACTTCCCATATGTGAATTGGACTGGATCCAGGGAACAAAATAACCCAGAAGGGGGATTAGACTCTGGGGCTTGGTATGAAGGCCTGAGAGGTTCTCAGTAGATTGTAAGTCTTCGGCGAGACTGCATGTCTGCACGTAGACAGGAAATGTTTATCTTCTCAGCTGATTGTGGTTAGGCCGATTACTGGAAACTAGACAACCTGATTCATTAGTGGTTAAGATTATGCATAAGTGCTCGCAATGATGTAGCTGCTTACGCTTGCTTACTCCGCCCTGAAACGCCTACCTTAACACGCAACACGCCCACCTGTAAGAATATATAAACCATATCTTCACTCTGTACTTCAGCTCGTGTAGCTCATTAGCTCCGAGCTCCCCAACCTACAGCCTGAGAGGCACTGGCTCGGTTGGGTAGCCAGCCTTTCGGGTAATAAAGGCTTGTTGGCATTCGGCA